GGAGGAAACTTTCATAGTACAATTGCTCACAAAGTATTTAGATTACCTTGTGAAGTAGAAGAAGTAGTAGAGTATTATCCCGAGCGTAGACAGGCTGCAAAAGCAGTTACATTTGGAATTATGTATGGTGCAGGGCCAAAAAAGATTAGCGAGCAGATAACAAAAGATAGCGGTAAAGAGTTTAGTCAAGATGAAGCTAAAGAAGTTATTAACGAATACTTTGGCACATTCTATAAATTAAAAAGCTGGCTAGATACTAATGCAGAAGAAATAGTAAAGAAGGAAAAAATATACAGCTACTTCGGTAGAAGGAGAAGATTACCTAATGTTAAAAGTGAAAATCAAGGTATCAGATATCATAGCGTTAGGTCTGGTCTTAACTTTTTGGTTCAGTCTGCTGCTAGTGATATTAACCTTATTGGGGCTATAGAAATGGGCGAGTTTATAAAGAGTCAAAAAATGAAGTCAAAAATATTTGCACTCGTACATGACTCTATACTTGCTGAAGTACCTGATGATGAAGTTGATTTTTACTGTGAAATTCTCAAGAAAACAATCCAAAAAGATAGAGGACTGAGTATTCCTGGCGCACCCATTGGTTGTGATTTCGAAATAGGACAAGACTATTCTATGGGTAAGTGGGAAAAATTATACGATGGCTATAACGTATAAAGATATACGATTAGTAACATTTCCTGTTTATGCACTAGTCTCTAATAACTGGTATGGACAAGATGGTCTATTGTTTTTAGATGACAAAATACTAGATGATAGAAATATGAACGGAAAAAATTTGGGCTTGAGAAGGTTACAAACTCCCCATAAAAATTTATTTCCTATAAAACATAAAGTAAGTGATTTAGTAGGTATAGTAAAGTCAGATCAAAAATATTTTATAGATAGTAAAGGTGCTCCTTTTGAGTATCTTAAAACAGAAGTAATGCCTCTAAGGTACTATAAAATAGAAAAAATAGAAAGAATGGAAAAAGTTTCAAGACTAAGGTTAAAAACTGTTAAAAAACCTTTTATTATACCTAGGCCTCCTGCCCCTGAGATAGAGTATGCAGGAGTTTTACACTATAATGAAATACCTTGGATGCTGTATGATTATTCAGAAACTAAACTTAAAGACACAAGAAGGAAAGTATGAAACTTAGTCAAAGATTGGACATAGTAGTGCTAGTACTAGTGATACTTTATGTTCTTACAGGATGTACGATTACAACAGACCCCAGAGACTTAGAGCCCTGTGTACAATGGGCAGACATTCAAGTAACTGAGAAAGAATGCACAATGCCTTTATATGGAGGAGAAAGGCTGTGTGCATATACACCCTATGTAACTTCAGTTTGTGTTGCTCGTGAAAGCAGTACTTAGTAATCGTATTTACATGGAGGCAAACTTGGAGCTTCGAGAGAAGCTGTCCAAGGAATTAACTTATAAAATTGCACCCCAGAATCCTAATGATCCCCCAATTATCATTAAGAATCTGCAACGGGTGCGCGACAATCTGGTAGCAATACCAAGCGGTCGGGAGGACCTAATACCAAATGGCTATGAAGTGGTGGACAAGAGGGTTGTGGTGCCTGTTGATTTTCCTGAGTTTAAGTTTGTACTCCGAGAAAGTCAACAAGCAGTCTACGACGAACTCGATGATAGCAGTATCATCAATGCGTGGGTCAGTTGGGGCAAGACCTTTACAGGGCTCGCACTTGCCGGAAAACTATCACAAAAAACGTTAGTAATTACACACACTGTTCCCTTGAGAAATCAATGGGCAAAGGAGGTACAGAAAGTATATGGAATCACCCCAGGCATTATTGGTAGTGGTAAGTTCGATACCGATTCTTGTATTGTGGTTGGTAATACCCAAACACTCTACAGAAACATCGATCGAATTCGAAAAATGTTTGGAACAATTATCTTGGACGAAATGCATCACGTATCTTCGCCGACATTTGCAAAAATTATTGACACGAGCCACGCACGGTACAAAATCGGATTGAGTGGCACAATCGAGCGAAAGGATGGAAAGCATGTAGTCTTTCGAGATTACTTTGGAAACAAACTCTTCCAACCACCAAAAGAAAATTTTATGACTCCGACGATAAATATTTATCGTTCGGAAGTGCGCTTTATGGACGGTGCAAATATTCCATGGGCAAATCGGGTAAATAACCTGGCAAACAATGAAGAATATGTTCATAGTGTCTCGTTACTTGCATCCTACTATGCAGCACGAGGGCACAAGGTACTTGTAGTATCTGATCGAGTGCACTTTCTGAAAACTTGTGCACAATTAGTAGGAGACAATGCAATATGTGTAACAGGGGAAGTACCCCATGAAGAGCGTGAAAGCCTTATTAATGAGATAAACTATGGAGATAAAGAAATACTTTTCGGTACTCAAGCGATATTTAGTGAAGGGATTTCAGTCAATTCCCTCTCTGTCCTTATACTCGGTACCCCTATCAACAACGAACCCCTACTCACACAGCTCATCGGAAGAGTCATCCGAGAGCAAAAAGGAAAGCTAGATCCTATAATAGTAGATATTCATTTGAAAGGAAAAACAGCCACTAGGCAAGCTTCCAATCGTATGGGATACTATATGAAACAAGGGTACGCGATCAAAGAGATATAGCGTACAAAAATAATTCTTGACATTTACTTCAAATTTGTGTATAATATGTTGTTCTATAACTGGCATAAAATGTATGAAGTTTCCGAGGGAAACCCATTTACTATCTTTTTAATCTGTCGTATGATGGTGGGAAAGCTTGTGCCTGATAATAGGTACGATAAAATATATCAACTTAGTAAGCAAAATTTCAGTGGTGAATCCTTTATGCTTCATCCAGATATTCTTATATTTAATGCTTACAAGTATGAGTATACCGATATAGCCCAGTATATCGGACTATGCTCTTTACGTCCATATGTGGACTATCAAGCAACTGGGAAAATACATCTTGATTTATTATCTGTAGATATAGATCAAGAACTTTTTAATGAAAATAGACTACTCCGTATAGAAGATGACATAGTTCATTTTAAATATGAAGAAGTCCCAAAGGAGAAAATACACTAATGGCAATTTCACTTAACAAAACAGCAGGCGGTGCAAAAAAGTCTAGCATCACATCTTACTCTTATCGTGAAGGAAACAACGAAGTTCGTCTTGTGGGAGACGTACTTGCACGATATGTCTACTGGATTGAGGGCAAGAACGGTAAGAACATTCCTTTTGAGTGCCTTTCTTTTGACCGCAACGAAGAAACGTTTAATAACAAAGAAAAAGATTGGGTTAAAGAGTTTTATCCCGATCTGAAGTGTGGCTGGAGCTACGCTATGCAATGCCTTGATCAAGGCCAAGTAAAAGTCATCAACCTCAAGAAGAAGCTTTTTGAGGCTATTCTTACTGCAGCCGAAGATTTAGGTGATCCTACCGATCCAGAAACTGGTTGGGATGTTCGGTTCGAGAAGAAGAAAACCGGACCTCATGTATACAATGTGGAGTATCAACTCCAGGTCTTGAAGTGTAAGCAAAGAGCTTTGGATGATGATGAAAAAGCTGCAATTGCAGATCTGAAGTCTATGGATGATGTAATGCCTCGTCCAACTCCCGATGCACAAAAGAAGTTGCTGGACGAGATTCGACTAGAAGCTGGGTCAGCAGAAGTAGAGGAAGAACTAGCATCTGAATTTGACATCTCATGATTTTGTTTACGGCAGACTGGCACTTGAAGCTAGGTCAAAAAAATGTGCCCAAAGACTGGGCACTTAACCGCTACGGATTATTTTTTGAGCAAATTCATAGTCTCGAAAAACAGTGTGAAATGCACATCATTGGTGGTGATCTTTTTGACCGTCTGCCGAACATGGAAGAACTGGAACTCTACTTCTCGTTTATTCGGGAAGTAGGGATTCCAACTCTTATCTATGACGGTAATCATGAAGCAACAAAGAAAAACAAAACGTTCTTTACTCAACTGAAGCAAGTGACTAGAGATATAAA